TGTTGGGGGACCGTCTACGTATAATGCAATAGCATCAGAAATTCTATAGGTGGTATCTTTCTTTAAGATATCTGATGTAGCCATGGATGCACCGATTGCTACAGCACCACCTGCACCAGCTACTTTAGATGCAAATGTAGCAGTTGACCCAGTTTTACCTAATGCCTTTGCTGCGCCACTTACTAAAGAGGATACTGCTACACCAGCAGCTGCACCTGCAGCGGCATACGTCGCAGTACGCAATGCAGGGCTTGCTAGTTGATCAACGCTTAAATTTGCAGAGTTTGGATTTCTCTTAGTTTCAAACAACACCTTCTTATCATTAAACTTAGACTTACCTCTAATGTTAATGTTAAAAAGCACATAATGCTGTAAGTTCTCTGCAGTTTGAAGATCTGATGGATACTGAGTTATATTGACTTTAAACTTATTCTTATCAATCTTAGTATCTGATAACGCAGAATAGTCTTGTTTATATCTATCCAGATATTCTTTTTTTATATCTGCTGCCATGGGGATTCCATAAATAGTTGGATTATATTATATTTATCCCGTTATGTACAAAGCAACTTACAAAGGCCGTTACAGGGTCTCTAATCCTTCGAAGTATAGAGGTGACATTCATGATGTTATCTATCGTTCATCTTGGGAGTTAAAATTCATGAAATGGTGTGATACCAATTCATCTGTCCTCGAATGGGGGTCAGAAACAATGATTATACCTTATAAGTCTCCGGTAGATAGTAAAGTACATCGTTACTTTGTAGATTTTTACATTCGTGTTAAAGATAAGAATGGTACAATTACAAAGTACTTAGTAGAGATTAAACCAGAAAAGTTTACTAAACCTCCAGATATACCTAAACGACAAACTAAAAGATTCATTGACGAAGTATTTCAATATGGTGTTAATCAATCTAAGTGGAAAGCAGCCAACGAATATTGTGTAGATAGAGGTATGAAGTTCCTAGTTTTAACCGAGAAGGACCTTGGGTTATAACGGATAAATATAATTATGGCAACCGTTAATCCATTTAAAGATATTAGAATGAAAGCAGGCGATGTAGATCGCTCTCTCAACTGGTATCAGATTCAGGTTAAGAATCTCAAGAACGTCAGACCTAGTCAGCTGATGGCGAATGCGCCTGAATTGACGACAACGATATTGCCGGGTAACATGTATATGTTCTTTTACGATGCTAAGTTAAAAGATAAGTTACCGTACTGGGATGCTTTTCCCCTGGTACTACCATTCAGAAGAGTTGCAGATGGATTCTTTGGACTAAACTTACATTACATACCTTACCCAGTTAGATTTAAATTACTAGCAGCTATGCATGATCTTGCTTATGACGCTAAGGTTACAGAGAATACAAGACTCCAATTAAACTGGAGAATACTGAATGCATCTTCTAGATATGCTCCTATCAAGGCCTGTGTTAAGCACTACCTTTATGATCAGCTTCAATCTAGGTTTTTGAAAATACATTACCCCGATTGGGTTACTGCCTCCCAGCTTCCTGTTGAGAGGTTTGTTGGAGCTAACAAACAAGAGGTCTGGAGACAATCCAGAGAAAAATATTAATGGGAAAAGCTAACTTCGATCTAAGTAAATTTATTGGAGCCGTAAGAACGGATAGCCTGGCTAGGGTAAACCGTTTTGAAGTTTTCATTTATGCTCCGACTACACTCACAAATAAGAATATTGCTAACGCTGGTGCAGTAAGCCTGTACTGCGAGATGGCTAGCTTACCACCTGTTAATATTTCTACAAAATCATTTAAAATATTTGGACCTACGTACCAAAGACCATTTGGTGCAGAGTATGGTGGTGAAGGTATCTCGTTAACATTCCATGTTGACAGAGATATGCAAGTTAAAAAGTTCTTTGATGAGTGGACGGCTAAAGTTGTAGATCCGGATACTGGTTTAGTTGGGTATCAAGAGGATTATATCTCTACCATTAGATTAAGACAACTAGATGAGCAAGATAATGTTACTTATGAGATTGAGCTTTCAGAAGCGTTTCCAAGAAGTGTTAACTTACTAGAGTTAAATAACTCAGCGCAAAATCAAACTCATCGACTTAATGTACTATTTGCATATCGATATTGGAAAGATATAGATAGAGAATTTCAAACTACACCTACAGATATACCAAGGCAGAGACTATACCCTGAAGTACCTGTAATAGATACACGATTAAGAAACGTATTACCAACCGGGCAATACCAGCCTGGTACAACAAATGAAGACATGGCCTTTGGAGTGAATGGTCTGTCTGGTTAATTTAAAATGAGGATATAAAATGGCTTTACCAAGATTAGATACACCAACATATGAATTGACGTTACCATCAACAGGCGCTAAAGTAAAGTTTAGACCGTTCTTGGTTAAGGAACATAAAATACTTCTGACAATGTCAGAGGCTGATAACAGTGAAGTGGCAAGGATTATCAGAGAGTTAGTAGATGTATGTACATTTAATAAACTCAAGATAAAAGAACTACCACACTTTGATATTGAATATATCTTTATGTTCTTGAGAGCAAAGTCAATCAGTGAGACAGTTGACGTTGTTGTTAATTGCGAATGCGGTGAGAAGATAGATGCAAGTTTTAACATTGAAGACTTACAGGTTATTAAACCAGAAGGTCACAGTAATAAGATTATGATTAATAATGAGATAGGTATTGAGTTAAAGTATCCTAACATTGACGATGTTGTCGATGTTTATGCTACTAAAGATAACCAGAAGGTTATTGATCTTATTATTAAGAGTATCAAAGGAATCTACAACCAAGAAGATTACTGGGTTGCAGAAGAACAAACAAAAGAGGAGTTAGAGGAATTTGTATTTTCTCTAACCAAAGACCAATTTGATAAGCTGGAGAAGTTCTTTGTAACATCTCCAAAAATTGTACAAAATATTGAATGTGATTGTCCTAAGTGCGGTAAACATAATGTTTCTAAGCTAGAGGGATTACAGAATTTTTTCGTATAACCCTTTCCTCGGATAGTTTAGTTAATTACTTTACACTAAACTTTTCATTAATGCATCATCATAAGTATAGTTTGACTGAGATTGAAAATATGATGCCGTGGGAGAGGGAGATATACGTTTCGTTATTGATTGATTATATAAAACAAGAAAACGAAAAGCTGAGAATGCTTAAACAGAATGCAAGGAATCAATAATGTTCGGAAAAAAAGAAGAGCCCGTTGAGGTAAAAGAAGAAGACAAGAAGCCACAAGAAGACTGGATGACCAAGAAATGGCGTCCGATGATGGCTATGATGTACATGACGTGCTGTCTTATGGACTTTGCTATCTTCCCTATTATGTTTACAATCGTTCAGTTCTGGGAAACACAGGCTGCCAATGATGCATTCAGACAATGGGTACCTATCACATTACAAGGTGGTGGTTTGTTCCACGTAGCCATGGGTGCTGTACTAGGTGTTTCTGCTTACGGTCGTACACAAGAAAAGGTCGCAGGTGCTTCTAATGTCTCTACCGGTCTACCAACAGGCGGGGTTCCAACACCTAGCCTATCTTCAGCAGTACCAGCAATGCCCTCAGGTGGCTTTGGCGCACCAACTCCAACTCCTGCACCAAGTTTTGCAGCCCCAACACCAAGTTTTAATTCTGCACCAGTGCAATCTAGCTTCGGTCAAGTAGAATCTGAACCAACAAGCTTTGGTGCTGCGCCAGCTGCCCCAGGCGGAAGAAGACCTGTAACACCTAACTTCAACGTATAATGCAATCCCCAACCGCATCAGATCCTAGCTTCAAAGCGTTCCTGGATAAACTCCAGGAACAGAATAATCGTGGCTTTACCACTCAGCTAATTCAATTAAAAGCTGAACGAGAGATTGCAGGGGAAGATAACGATAAGAGAGAGGAGCAACTTGATGAAGTAGTTTCCACACTTAAAGAAGTAAGAGATGCTGTTACAGGTATCAAAATAGATATTGATATAACTCCGCTTGTTAATATTGGAGAAAATCAAACTAAATTATTAGATGAGATTTTTAAAGAAAATTCTCTAACCCGTAAGCTTACAGAAGGTAGTGTTGAGTACAGCAAGGAAATGGCTGGGTATAGAAACACTAGCGGTAGAGATGTAACTAATGAAATTTCCGGTAAGGTATCAAAAACTGGTCAAGTAATTGATTTTGAAACAGCCAGAGATGCTTTGTCTGCTCAAGGCAAAAGAGCTAAAGAAGCTAATGCATTTGATCTTAAACCAATTAATTATACCCCTGGTAAAGCAACTGCAGCTGCTGTAAGGGGAGGTAAAGGTAGCTCTGCTGATAAAGAGGATGATTTTGAAAGTACCAAGTTTCAGGGATTTTTTGAAGAACTTAAAAGCGGGCTTAAGTTCTTAGCTACTGAAGGGCTATCAGAAAAACCTGGTTACGGTATATTTCAAAAACCACCCAAAGAGGTTGAGAAGAAAGATAGAGAAGCAAAGGTATCTAGCCCAAGACAAGAGAACCCTGAAGCTGATAATATTACTTCAACAGGTGAAATACAAGCAGACGCTGCTAAGAGTGATCTCGAACTATCTAAGCAAATGCTGGATACTACAAAAGAACAACTTACAGTTCTTAAAGAAATTAGAGATGCTTTGGCTCCAAAAACCCCTGCCGAGCTAGGTGGGGGTAGCCCTAAAGGTACTACGACTTCTGGTGAAAAGGAAGAAGAGGGTGGCTCATTACTTGGAGACTTAGCTTCTGGTGCAGCTGGCTTACTTAATAGAGGTAAGAAAGCAGCAGGTAAGGCTGCTGGTAAAGCGGCTGGAATGGGTAGCAAGATATTAGGTGCTGCAAAAGTACTAGGACCTGCAGCTGCAATTGCCGGAGCTGCATATAGCGGGTTTCAAGGTTATCAAAATACTGGTGATAACTTCGATCTTAAAGAAGGCGAAGATGCAACTATCGGACAAAAGACTGCCTCAACCCTTGGTGGAGTTGCATCAGGTTTAACATTTGGATTAGTAGATGAAAAATCTGCATCTCAAGGTATTCATAAAGCAGGCGCGGCAGTAGGAAACTTCTTTGGTGGTATCGGTGATAAGGTTAAAGGCGTCTACAATAGCAGTACAAGTGAAGGGGTAGGAGTTACCCAAGCCGATCAAAAAGTAGGTAGTAATCAGGAAATAACATCTAGTGATATCAGTTCAGGTGGTGTAACTAAATCCGAAAGAAGTATAACTGAGGGTGTCACAGCAGAAAAATCAGTACTTGGTAGTACTTTCCTTGGTGGTTTATTTACTGCGAAAGGAAAAGAGTCAGGGAGCTTCCTGGGTACAGATACTAAAGAGAGTGAAGTAACAGGTAAAGTTGAAGGTAAGGTAATTGATAGGTCTGAGGCCCAGTATGGACGAATGATGGGTAAAAGAATCTCTGGTGGTCTATTTGGTAAAGATACCTATAAGGTTTCTAGTGAGACAAGCGGCACGGGTGGTGATAGTGCAGAATATGATACCGAAGTAACTAAGCAAGAATATAATCAACTTCAAGAACTTAATGCTAAGGGTGATGTTGAAGGTGCTAGAAAGAAATTAGCAAGCATAAAGGCCGCTAAAGCTGCAGCACTTGAACCTTCTGGTGTTGATGCAATGGGCAACGTTACAGGTGCTACCCCTTCATATACTGGTAAGGATGTTGTAAAGGCTTCTACAGAGAATAAAGATATGGAGAGAGATGCAAGCGGTAAAGGTGGTTCTAATAATACCGTTGTATCTAATAATGTAAGTAGCAATAATACTACTAAGATTGTTCCAATGAAAGCTAATCCAAGACCTGAATACACTGGGTCTGCTTTAGATAGATATCAAAGCCGTATAACGGTCTACTAATAGAAAAGGGGCATTAAGCCCCTTTTTCTTTACTTCTTTTCTGCTTTCTTTTCCACCGGCTTTTTCTCTACCGGCTTCTTTTCAGCTTTCTTAACAACGTGGCAATCATTTGCCTCCGGTGTCTGTCCCTCTTTACAAGGTTTCTTTGGTGCAGCATAAGCACTGAGTGCAAATGTAGCAATAAGAACTGCTAGGAATTGTTTCATTTTAATCCTTAGTCGTCGTTTGCAAGTTTTGCAAAGTATGAAAGTGAATCATCTTCATCGAAGTCTGCCTTGGGCTTAGCGGCAGGCTTTGCTGCAACTGGCTTTGGCATATCTTCATCCAGGCTTGTTGTCTCTGCGCGAGCTGCAGAAGCACCTGTAGTAGAAAGAACACTCGTTAACTTAGCCTTCAACTCATCGTATGACTTGAAGTTCTTTGGATCCAAGAACTCAGCCAATGAGTATTGCTTCTTCCAGATAGCTTCCATCTGATCGTCATCACCCAAAGGTGTTGCGGAATCGAACTCTGACTTATCATAGTTACGATAACCTTCAACCTGGCGAATCTTCAACTTGAAGTTAGCACCCTTCCAGAAGTCGAATGGGTTAACTGGCTCTTCATCCTCAAATTGAGGTTGCATCACATCCTTGATCTTATCAAAGATCTTCTTACCGAACTTGTAAAGGAATACTTTACCTTCGTTCTCTGGATGTGCTGGATCCTTAACAATCATTACGTTAGCAATGTATGTCAGACGACGCTTTTGATTGCGAACAATCTCTTTGTCTGACTCAATACCTGAATTCCACAAAGTTGTGTTGAGTTCAGATACAGGGTCTGCTTTACCTAAAGTTGTAAGGGAATTTTCGATGTACCATTTACCAGTAGGACCTTTGAAGCCGTGGTTCCAGATACGAACCCATGGTAGCTCTTCGCCTGCTGATGGTGGTAGGAATCGAATGACTGCGTAACCGTTGCCGGCTTTATCTACTTCTGGTTGCCAGAAGCGGTCATCTTTTGAACTGTCTTGACTCTGGGGTGTTGCAATCTTCTCGACTTCCTTCATTAGTTTGTCGAAACCACCAGAACTTTTCTTCAATGCGCTAAAATCTAATGCCATAATTTTCTCCTTGTATGCGTTGTATAAGCGTTGTATTAGTGTTGTATTAGTGTTGTATTTTATTATTTACTATCATCAAGATCATCATAATCATCTACATCACTGTTATTAAGATCAAGATCTTCATCCTCATCTTCTAACATATTATATATGCTTTTTCGATATTTGCTACTCTTATCGACACCCTTAGTAACCTTACGAACTTTCTTGTCGTAATCGATTTCAAAATTTTTACGTTTCATCTCTTTTACTGTCAGACACTGCTATGAACGGCCATGCAGAAATACGTTTAGTTATTTCAGATTGGTGATGTGCAAGCTTAATCAAATATCGTTGCGTTTCTCTAATATGTTCAGATAACTCTGTCATGTTATCCTGTAAAATGCAAATGGTCTTTTCCAACTCCGTTATACGAGATTCAGAAAGATCCAATTGCTCTTCGGTAAATTTCATTGTATTTGTCTTTTTTAATTTCTAGAAAAGGTGAATACTTCTTGATAATCCTCGATGTATCCGGCCAGACTAAATCATCTTTTAATTCCAGATCTAAACGGTCTGTAAAATTATTTAGCTTATTCAGGATTACGAGTGTCTCAATAGAAATATCATTCCGAAGATACATTTTAATAATGAACGGGTGTTGACCGTTATTACTAATAAAGAGATCAGTAAAGGGTATGTTATTCTTTTCAGCAAACACTACCGCTTTATCCATCTCCCTTTTAAACGTATATGAGATTGCCTCAATACGTTTCTTCCATCCCTGGTAACGATCTTTGGATTCTGTATCAAAGACACCGCCCCATCGATCACCAGAGACGAAATTTGCTACTAAAAAGTCTACGACTTCTTTATCTGAATACGTTTCAGCCACTTTACGAATGGCAAACATATCTTTACGTTTTAGGAATGAGTTCTTTGTAGCCCGAACTCTTCCTCTTTGTTTAACTACATCATATGCGTCTGTCGTAAAGTGTAGGCGTAGAGCCAAATAATAACGATAGACTTCAAAGGGTTCCATAATCATAGATAGTAATACACAAATGTTAATGTAAGGCGTTTTTTCGTATAGTTAATAGCAGTGCTATGTTTTAACCAACCAGGAAATATAACATATTTACCGTTTTCAGGTTTAAAATTAACCTGCGGTGTGTTATAATTGGTTGGTGTAATTGATCTTTCTCCAAAACTATAAGTCATAATATCATTTGGAGAATGTAGTATTAAATCAGACGAGGTATCTTCTACGTCTATGTAGAACACACCACCAACCGGTGATTTACTATGAAAATGACTTGGGTGATACCCCCCGTACCCTACATCATTAAAAAATAAACTAGATCTTTCTTCGGATATGTCTGCGCTGTATCCGTAATTAATTAGATAATTTTTACATAAATCACAAAAATATTTATTTGCAGCTTCTAATCTTTTATCTAATCTAGAGTTAGTTTGATTAAGAGTAATTTTTGCATTCTCACCTGCAAGACCAGAAAACCCTTGGTGTAGATTTTGTCTATTACTAAGTACCTCAGTACCAACAGTTATAAGACTAGATGCAAGTTCTTTATTATACCCGTATGATAGAGGGATGGAAAATATACTATCTGTTTTCATACAGGTAAGTGACCTCGGGGTTTAATCATATTGGCTTGTTCAGCCTCCATTTGAATCTTCTCCCGAAGCTTCTGATTGATCAATGAACCGATACTATCAATATCGATTTCTTTTTCATTACAATAATTAATGACTGCATCCATGTAAGTAATTTTAAACTTGGATACCTGCTCGTCAATATACAAACTAAACTCAGTAGGAGATCTAAATCGTTTAGTAATTACAAGAGCATCAGTCAGTTGTTCGTTTTCGTCTGTCATATAAAGTAAATAAGGCCTAACATAACTGCTTGAATGGCGAAACCAAAACCAATTGTCACCACCATCAGCATATCTTTAAGTATAGCTGATCTTACAAAATAAAGCAATAGACCCGTCCATAACATTAGTGTTACATCTAGTGGAGGCATCTTATCTGTCGCACCAGCCATTACAGCAATGAAGCCAGGAATGGTTGCACTGATCAATACTACGACGCTAATCCATGCAAACGTATCAGCCGTAGCTTTCGTAAAGCCTTCAAAGTACGAAAATACTTTATCTTTAATTTCATTAAATTTTTCCATTTTTCTCACCGTAGAATATATGACGACCGATTTGACTGATCTTTGGAAGATTCCAATTAGGATTTACATAATCAGCATGATAATACATTGCCTTATGCATCGATGGTAGTCTGAAGTTTTCAAGAAGTACTTTCTTTGCTACTTCCATTGACTCCTTATAATGTGCATTTGATCTAATCTTTGGACCATTTTCACAATACCATGAAAATTGGCAGATTACTTTACCGTAGATAACATTCTTCTGATATACTACGTTACAGATGTCTGATGGAAATTTACCTGACTCTACCCGATTTAAAGTAACTTGTGCTACCGCAACTTTACCCTCGAAGGGCTCCGAGGCTGCCTCGTGATAGATATTCTTTGCAAGACAGGTTAACTGTCTTTCTCTTTCTTCCATTGTAATAGGATTACTATTGTATGGATTAGTTTTATAATATTCGATCTTATTAGTTGTAAATTTAGCAATTAAAAATACTGTCAATACAACTAAACCTATTTTTAAAAATAGATTGATTGTCTTTACCATTAGTTTTCCTTATTAAGGGGGACTTCGGTCCCCCGCCTTCAGATTACTTCTTGGCTGAAGTTGGTTTAACGTCTGTAGGAATGTTAGAAACAAAACCATTCAAGACTTGTGCCTTTGCAATGATATCTGTTTCAGAGGGATAGGCTGGAAAGCCTGGATGCTCTGGAGGTGTTTGACCGGCGTGTTTAGCCGTCTCTACCTTTGTTGACCAGTCGTTAGATATTACTTCGCGTTTACCGTAGTATTCGTCGCCAAGCATATCTTTGGCCATTTTGAGAAGTTCGAGACGAATCTCGAAAGGTGTCATGTTACTCATATTAATCTCCTTGTGTGTATGAGTGTTGTAGAATTCGATTTTAAAGATCGAGAACTTATTTAATCAAAATGCTTTTGTATAACCAAAACTCCAAGCATTTTGATTTGAATCACCACGCATACGACCGTGAGTAACACTAACAGAATTAAACTTATCTAAGCGATATCTTAACCCCGTACGTACTGTACCGGTTTGATCTTTATTTGTATCATCAAAAGAATCTCTAAATTGATAACCTAATCGAACAGTAAATGAACCTATAGGTAGCTGTAAGCCAGGTTCAACAACATAATAACTTGTTGCTTTTGTGTTGGTAATTTTATTACCAACCGCTACACGGGTATACATTAATAACTTATCAGACATTATATATGATGTTGTTAGCCCAGCTTCTAAACGATTAATTAATGCGCGCGTACCATCAACTGTTGTTGACGAAAAATTAATATCATTAGTTAAATTTTTTGCTAATGTGTGATTATAATTTAGAGAGTACAGTTGCTGATCTGGCTTACCAATTACATCGGCTGCTTGATATTGTAGCGTAATAGAGTCCGCCATGGCTACGCTAGAAACAAAAGCCAAGAGCGTAATAATTCTTTTCATTTTAATCCTTATATAATAATAGTAGGTTATTCTGTTACGAGGAAACCTACCGAAACCCTAAGCGGCGTTTAGGCTGCTAATGCGAACTTTTCATCGTTTGCGTTTACTTTTGTTTTAGTGTTAACGACAACTCTGTCGGATCGTCCATCTTTGTACTTATTGCCCTGTCGAATCTAGAACAGGCCCATCAAAAAAACTCTTCCATCTGTCTAGTGCTTCAAAATAACTAATCCAGACACATCCTTCACAACCCCTACCGCAACATGTTGTCGGCTCTTCGGGTTTAGGGTAAAAATCTTTTTGGTGGACCTGAGGGGATTTGCACCCCTGTCCAGAACTACTTTCGATTAACTTCGTACGATCATACAAATTGGAGAGCGACGAATCTATCTCCAATATCTTCTTTAAATCGTTCTGCATCGTTTAATGTCTTGAATAACTTAAAAAACGTTGCGTTAAAACCTGATTCATATTTAACTTTATACATTATTAATACCTTTTCTCAACCGCCCACATATGGATTATACTATAGATGCCACTACTAATCCATAACTTTCTTATTAGTTACGAATAATTTATCCCAAACAGGAAAAAACAACCCGTAATTATAATTAGTATGCTTGTGATGAATAAGATGCCACCTACCGCTTGTTATACCGTATATATTTACCTTGGAGTTGTGTTCAATTGATTCTTGTATCAACGCTGCCCAGACATAATAGAACCCAAGTAACCACCATTGGTTTGTTACGTAGCTAAAAACAATAGTTGGAATAACTTCTGTGATCCAGAGATCTATAGTACTCTTCCAATTGTCATTAAAGAGAAGTAAATTCGACCAATGCCAGCTTGTAGTTATATTATTATTAATAAACGAATGATGAGCGACATGATAGTACCTTAAAAAAGGAACCTTATGCGCCAGTCTGTGTATCCAATATAATATTAATGTCCATAATATAAAATAAATCACAGTATTAACTTGCAATTAGGGTTCGATATCAGGGGTAGTTACCGAAACAAATTCAAAAATTGTTGATATAGGTACTTCATTTTTATTTAATGCTAAAGCAGCCATAGCAACTGCGTTTGCATCTTGAACATCATTCCTACGAATATTAAGCATAGCATCAGCTGCTGACTCGTAATTTTCAAACAAAATTGTAGTTACCTTAGTTAATTCATCCGGGTTTGTAATTTCTAACGAGGTAAAATTATTTTGAGAACGTACCATATTCCAGTAAGGTACCGCTATAGTAGTATATTCTTCTTCTGTAAGACGCGATGAATCTTCTGGGTCTGCTTGTAGCCACGGTACATCAGCGCTTGGTCTGGTTCTTGTAAACTTTAGAGCATATTTAGTTGCCATTTTTAACCTTATTTGTTAATGTTATATTTATAATTCAATTTTCCTAACGAGTACGTCTTGGTAAAAATCTTGAGACTATCACCCAACCCACTATCTGTAAAATTAGTATATTCTGGTAGTCTCTCGCTTATATATTTGATACCTTCTCTCCAGGTACTACGGTATTTTGCAAAGTTAGGGTCATTATACACCCATTGATCCATCTGTGTATGCCAGCGATTAACTGGTTTATCAACTTGAAACCAGTTATTATTCCATGTTGTATATATCAAATTTCTTAAGATTTTTTCTTGATCGGTTCTTGTTTTGACTATTTTTCTGGGATTCCATGCATCTGGCATAACCGTCTGATTTTCTAACCATCTTTTTATAGTATGACCTTGCTTTGCAAGCATTAAAAGGCTAGAGCTATGCCAGTAAAAATATTCTGTCCTAACATTTGTATAATCTTTATTATATCGCATGTTATCAACAGTGTTGGCGACCGCATCATTAAATACTATATGTAATGAATTATTTACAATAACGGTTTTAGGTTTATCCTTACCAACTACTAAACATACTGTGCGACCTTTATCAAATAACTTCTTGGTTTCATCATACTCAAAAAAATTACGCCTATTTTGTAACGAGCCTAAGTGATCATTTCTTGTAAAGACCCAGCTTTCATCTTTAAAATTTTTCAAAGATCTAAAAAGATGCTCCGTATCATCAACGACAGTTATTTTTGTATTAGGTAATTTTTCGCTGATATACTTAAGTCTACTAACTGCATGTAACTCATGCTCCGCATTAATGTTCCAATTATTTTTAACGTTTGGATTTAGTAGAGAATATTGCTTACTAGCATACCCGGTGTGTACAGTAATAATCTCATCTATATGGAGATTTTGTCTAATAAAAGATTCTAGTATATTGTTACTATCGGCGCCTCCGCTAAAGCTAAGCAAGATATAATCATACTGTTCCCTAAGCTCTTTTGCTCTTAAATCGTACAATGCATCTAGCGACTGATCTGGTTCTATATGCCAAGGAAACGATGAATATTCTTTATCCATAAACACCCATTCAACAGGCTTGTTTACGTACTTAGAATATATTAATGCTTTAATTTTAGAATCAAAATTATTATTATTGCACGTGTAGTAACCTATTTCTGGATCAATCATTTTGCATAACTTTTTTAGGTTCCATAAAGCTGTATCGGTAACCTAGATCCGTATAAAAAGAGGGTGGTTGAGATTTATATACATTAATGATTGTATTTTTATCTCTATCACTTAAGTTTTTACCGAATAAAATAACCCAATTGTTTTGCTCAATATGTTTATACTTTTCTGGCAATGTGGGAATATTAGGGAAAAGATTATGTTTTATTCTAGATAAAAACACAACCGGGTGATACCTACTATTCCTAATGTAGCTCTCATTCCCGTATGAAACCTGTGGAAAAATATCTACCGTATTAGTTGCTAGGCCGAGCATTCCTTCCGGTCCACTTTTAAAGGGTACTAGTAGACATCTATTAGATAGTAACTTACCACACAATACTTCAGCAGCCTTATATGCCTGGGATGTAATACCCCCATGACCAATAGTAACATCTCTTGATCGGGATATTGTAATTAAATCTTCTAGAGATTTAATGTCAGATGTAGCGCTTGTCATAACCACAATGCTTGTTGACCCAATATAAAACAAAGGTTCAACATTATTTACAACGCTATGGAGAAGTATCGAATCTGAAGAAGTTGTTAATGCAGGCTTTTGTGTTGTAAGTAAATAATTATACGCAATTGCTTTACTAGCCCCGGGTTTATTTAATACAATTGTCTGAAGATTGCTTTCTTCTTCTAACTTTGCAGCTAACCTTCTCTGCAGAGTATCATCCGGTCCACCAGGTGAAGATGTCACTATAAATTCAATTGTTTGTGCAAACACTGTACTACAGCATAACATTAAACATAATAAAACTTTTTTCATTACTCTAAGCTTCTTTCTAAATATTTTAATAAAACTGACTTGTCTATATTTATATTGGTTTTTAAATTATGTGGTATTACAAAATTTCTTTGAAATTTATAAAATTTATCATCCCAGTATATCTTATCCCTGATGTCAATTTCATATAACTTTGCTTTTGCTTCTTGTAATGGTAGCTTATAGTCAAAGTTTTTAATTAGAGAATAAAAAACTTCTAAACTGTAGTTAAAGAATGACGATGGGTGTTGCGGGGCATGAACATCTAGGTAGTAATCCCACTCAGTAAACTTAAAGTCAATAATGCGATCGTGTTTATCATTAAACGGATCCCCGTACCCGGTAAGTAAATAATTATCTTTACCAATATAATCTGAAATATAAGAAGGTATACCGCTTAATAAAATAGGCAGACCTCTATCTACAGTCCTAACTTTTAACTCATTAATAAATTGTTCACCCGTTAGACTAATTACTTCTACGGTAATATTATTACGCGTACAATATAATTTTGCCCAAGTAGATTCTAATACATTGTAGGGGGTTTCAATAAGTATAGGTGTTATAGGTAAATGTAATTCATTAAATGTTTTGAGAATAAACTCACTATCCATGCCACCGCTGAACGCAAGGTAAAGTTTACCATGTTGTTCATGTAGAAATTTTGCTTGTTTTCTACATGCTTGTATAAACGGGATATCTTTAAACTGATATGGCTTTATAAACAACTTAAAATCATTATAGTTTGTAGTATCCCTACTATAGAGATTAGTACAAAACCAGTTATTCTTTGTTGCCACGATATACAATATAGTTTTTTGTTCTGATCTCTAATTCTTTTGAAGTATCTATTTTATTCACTCCCATCATAAAAAATTTATAAATTTCCGCATCTTTATGAGTATGTAAGAATGTATCTCTCTTTGAAAATACTGCACTTTTTGATTTACCACTCTTAAACCGCAATGGTTGTTTAAGATCATATATTAAATCTACAAGTCTATCAGTCATAAGATTTACATATTCATATTTACTTCTTAAAAAAATATTTTTAATTAGACTATTTTGTTTCTGTAAGATTTTTGTAAAGGTTGGATCCCAATAAAAATTAATGTTATGAACATTATGTCTAAAAGGTTGATCAATTCTAGCATAGCTGGTAAGTGTTAAATCATTAAAGCAGAAATAAAGAGTGTCTGGATTACTTTTATATCTTAAATAAGGTTTATCAGTTCCCCATATAATAGCAATCTTTTTATCGCTGTATTCTTTTGGGACAACATACCGATCTAAATCTCTCCAAAACCAATTATGAGGGCTATAACGAGATCCGATATTCTCATACCAACTATCCCCGTATTCGAATACTGAAAAGTTTGAAGGTGAATTATAAAGAGTTGTATAATCAATCACCTGGGTAATTTTATCTAACCCTAATTCTTTTAAATACGGAAATGCATTACGGTATATTTCTCCATTGTGATTAATATCTGTAATGATTCCATTGTCTTGACTGAAAGGACCAGTTGTAACGATTTTGTCTAGTTTTATATTATTATAATGAAAGACTTCGAGAATGTTGGTAGAGTCATAACCACCGCTATAGCACAAAATTACATAGTCATAATTATCTCGTATACGCTGTGCTTGTTCTTTGTATAATGTATTAAGGGATTCTGGTGGTTCAGTCGACCAATCGACTTTTTCAAAAGCACTATCATGATAATAAAGATTTATTTTTTGATTTGTTTTTTCTTTATACTCTAATGCTTTATGCTTACTTACAAATATATTTCCGTCTTCAGAGTAATAATGCATTATGTTTCTTTTCGTAAAGATCTCGAAAATATAGAAGACGCTTTACATGAGTATTACGTCGTTCAACGAACACCTGTGGGTCATCGTCATCAACAGCAATTGCTACTACTGTTTGAGCGACTGGAATACCAAACTGTTCCTCAAACATAATGGCGTAGGCTGAACATTGCATAAAGTAATTTTCAATATCTTCTTTATTTTTAGCTTTTTTAGCTGTCTTAAAGTCGATAACTGAAAGCACACCATCGAATTCTGCTACGCAGTCTACAGTACCTGCAATACGTAAGTGATCGGAGTACATACGTAATTCCTGAGCATAAACATTATTGATTCGATGAAGGGTAGGTTTAAAACTATTAAACATCTCTCTATCGAAAGGATTTTTAAAGTCTAACTCTTCATTATCAATATACTTTTCACAAAGCGTATGAATACGAGTACCACGACCGGACGCCTGTCTAGAGATTTTATTAGCCTGCTCTTCACCTACGCGTTTGCGCCATTCCATAATATAACCTATATTATATGCGGCTAAGACAGTAGTGATGGAGGGGTACTTATTCCCCTCCGGAGTAACGTAATAACGGGTACCGTTCTCGTTTAGTTGTTGTAGTTTGGGGACTTCACGGTCAAGTTGTACATGATTAAACATAAGTTATTTTAATGGTGTCCTGATAAAACCTCAACAGCATGTGCGAAATGTTTCTTACGATCTTCTAAACCAATAGTACCACCATTGATCTTTTTAGTCATCATAACAAAGTCACCAGAATCGGCGTACTGGTTAAGATTATTCTTATGCCAAAACCAACATGCAGAGTGAATAGCATAATATGCGTCTAAAAGAATATCTGGATCTTCTAGCAGCGTATCGTCTTGGAACATGAACTTAGAACAGTTACGATAGTTGTCTTTACCAGTTAATTGAAGTAGACCACGACCACGATACTTCCAACCCTCACCAGTATTTTCAGGACCGTTACCCATTCTACCACCATAAGACTTATTAGCAATAGCCTGTGGTTTACCAGCATATTGCTCTGCAATACCAGGTGGATAACGCTGTGGCCACAATCTAGTTAGCGTAGCTGCCTTATAGTTTAGGTTTTCTTCAAGCATTGAGAAACCACCTGACTCGTGCGCGCACTGTGCAATGAATGCTGCAACTCTTGGTACTGTAGTAATGTTGTATTGAGGTAAAGCCTCACACATACTCTCGTACCAATCATCTGGACCACCTAGCGCACGCGGTACCAGTTCTCTTACTTGTTCGACTGTAAAGTCAAAATCAAAACTCATTTAATTCTCCATATCTTCGTATCTAATCTTAGCCAATATATAGTCCTTAACTAAAGAACTTCTCACAATATCATCGGCTTCAAATTCTATTTTAGTAAATGCACCCATGTGGTAGGCAATATCAAAAAACTTAAGAATACCACTCACATCGTTCTTCTTCTTATTTAGGTCTGTTTGCCTATAGTCTCCGCACCAGATAATTTTTGAACGATAACCAACGCGGGTCATGACTGTGTCAATTTCTTCAAACGTCATATTTTGCATTTCATCAACAATAATAATTGCATCATCGAATGACATACCGCGAATGAAGGATGTTGATATAAACTCAATATGACCTTGCTCGGCTAATCTATCGTATGCATCTTTTCTATCAAATAATGTTGTACAAATTTGACGATAAGGTTGTTGGTAGATGTCTAGCTTTTCATCGATGTCGCCTGGTAAGTGACCCATCTCTCTAGACTGTACAGCTGAACGCACAATAATAATTTTGTTGAAGGGATTTGTCTTATCTAATACTTCCTCTAATGCTTTGTATACTGCAATAAACGTTTTACCTGTACCGGCAACCCCGTGGAGTGCCATAAAGTAATCGCCTCTTTTATATGCATCGTAGAATAACTTTTGATTGTCTGTTAATGGTGCAAATGTTTTAAGATGGTCAATTTTTAATCTAAGTGCATTTGATTGTTGGGCTCTTGAACTTGGTGCTCTTGGATGCTCAGTATCATGAACGATGGCAAGTTTAGCAGCTCTTTTAGTAGACATGTTTCCCCTTTTAGAAATAAAAAAAAGGACTACAGCTTTACCTGTAATCCTTTACGCTAAGTTATATAACGAAGATATCCAGAATCATTTTCTGGATAATTTATCCGCCAAGTTACTTTTATAATTTGCGGCA